GCCATAAACTCCGCCAGTCAAAGCACTTCTTCCTGCTGTACTTAAAGCTGATCTTCCAACTCCTGCAAAGCCAGTAAAAACACCTCCTCCTAGTTCAGAGGCAAGAGCTAATCCTGGTTTTTCTTTTCTAAACAATTCAATTTCTGCACGGATTTCTTCAACTATATCCTCATAATCTTTGTCGCTAGCTAATGATCTTGTAAAAGCTTCAACCTCATCACCAAAACCAAAAGCTAGACCTTGTCCTAGTGCAGATCTTACAATATCTTTGAAACCACCTATTTTAGATCTATCTACGACAGATTTATTTGGTGTATATTTTTTTCCTTTATAGTTTGCCATTATTCAAAATCCGCTATTCTAAAGACTGTTAGTTTTGGAACTGTGCTTGTCATATCAATATAAGCCTCGCCATTTCTAATCAATCCTTTGTCATAAAGTTCGCCAATGTCTTGGCTTTGTAGGTTAATTTGTTTAAATAGTGGAGGCATTAAATTATTGTCTGCTAAATATTGCTCAAAACCAACCGTATTGCCTTTATTTTTTAGGAAATATTTTTCTTTAAGTTTTAATAATTCTTGTTCTCTTTTTGCTTGCTGAATCATAGTTGCAACTAAGAGTTCATTTTGTTCTTTTGTATTTCCAAGTCCTATGGTTGATGATGCAAATAAATTAGCTTCAAAGTCTGAAGTTGCACCAGATCCAGGAGGCCTCATTCTAGGTACTGTATAGTTGCTTAAAGCTCTAAATAGCTCTTGTTCACTTACTTCTGTTTGGTCTTGACCTGTTAAATCATTGTAAAGTTTCTTTATCGGTAAAAATTTTTCTGTTAATGGACCTGTTACAAAGTCTGGATCTTGTAATAATATTTGCGCTGTTTGCAGTCTTGGTATCAGCTCTCTGCTTGTTGTTGCAATTTTTCTAGACTCTGTAATATCTGTTTCTCCAAGTTTAGCTAGAGATTTAACATATTCCTCTTCTTCTTTTCCTAGTTGTACAACAGTTCCTCCAGCTTTTTGTTTGTTTACCATATATGTTTTATAACCAGCACCAGAAGGTAATTCACCAGGTGCCAACGTCAATAAATATTCTTGGTAGGATAGTGGAGTTTTTGGTATTTTTGGAGCAAACGCACTTGGATCTAAGCCAGCTTTTAATAGTTTTATTTGTTGAGCATATCTTGGATCTTTACCAAGTTCTTCTAACAACCTACCTTGTTTTGCTTGTTGTTCTTGTTGTTCAGCCAACTGCAATCTTCTAGGATCTCCAGATAATATAGCAGAAGATTTACCTAAACTTCTTTCTAAAGCAGATAAACCAGCTTGCCTTCGCCTTGCGGCTTCTTCTAGAGATACTTGTTGCATAGGATCGTAGCCTCCAATTCTTGTAAGACCTCTGCCGACTCCTTGACCTATTCCTTTAAAAAAATCTCCTATTGCCATATCTTTATCCTATTGGGTAGCCACCTGTACCTGGTAAGGTTGCAGGCATATTAATTTGTGGAGGTGTTTGCACTTGCTGTGGATTAAATAAAGGACTTAATGTATTTAAAAAATTAACACCAGCCTGCGCTTTTTGGTAACTTCCTGGAGTTGTTGTAGATGTTTCGGTTACACCAGGCCTCATGCCAAATACCGCACCTTGTAGTAAACCTAACTGCTGTGGTCCATAACCAAGCGCTCTTTGGAACTCACCTCTAGAAGCTCCAATACCTGCTTGCTGTAGTCCTTGTTGTTGTTGACCTATGCCGCCTAGCAAGCCAAGACCTTGTACCTGTTGTGCCTGCAAGCCACCTAGTAAACCAGCACGCTGTCCTCTTGCCTGCATTTCTAATGATGGCTGCGCTAGTGCTGCTCTGCCAGCTATATCTAAACCACCCATCTGTCTTTGTTGTTGCATTTGTGCTTGTTGTAACCTTCTTTGCTGTCCTAGCTCCGCACCAAAAATACCAGCTTGTTGACCAAGTTGTGCCTGTTGTATGGCTCTTTGAGCTGCAATATCCTGACCTGCAAGACCTGCTTGTTGACCAAGTTGAGCTTGTTGTATAGCTCTTTGTTGTTGTTGTTCTGTACCCATTAATCCAGCTTGCTGTTGTAATTGTGCTTGTTGTAATGCTCTTTGTTGTTCTTGACCAGCACCAAATACGCCTAGTTGTTGTTGTCTTGCTAGGTCACGTTCCGCTGCTGCTTGCGCTTGCTCAAAACCAGACTGTCTTAAACCAGCAGCTGTTTTAGCCATTTGTTCTGCATAAGGTCTTTGTGATTCAGATTCTATTAATGCAGATCTTGAACCCCCAAAAGCTCCTGCTCTAATTGCTCTGTCTTGCGCACTACCACGCGCTATATCAGCTTGTCGCTGTATATCTCCCATTGCAAGGTCTATAACCTGTTGCTGATATGGTGATTGATAAGCGCCTATATCTTGGCTCAACAGACCTCTAAATTGTGGAGTAGATACCTGACCAATTTGCGCAGCTTTTGGACCTGATACAGGACCTATCTGTGCGCCACCAAAAGTAGGTGTGGCTTGTATTTGCGCTGCGCCTGGAGCTTGAGTAGCTTCTATAGTTGGTGCTGCAAAACCAGTAACAGGTTGTATAGTAGGCTTGAACTGTTCTTGCGCCATACCTTGTAAGGCCTTGGTTGGGTCATAACCCATACCTGATTCAAATAGTCCTCTGGTAGCTTGAAACTGTCGCAGTTGATCTGGATTAAATCCAGCAACCATTGGTCCTGTATAGGGTAAAAAAGGCTGTTGTGCCACGCCTTTAGCTCTACCATAAATATCTTCGTATCTTGCTTGTGTTTGCGGATCTATTTCTGCGGAGCTTGTTTGTTTTGGCATTTTTGGGTCAAAAGCCTGTTTAGCCGCAGCTCCTGCTCCTACTACTGTTGCTACTGTCATTGGGTCTGCCATATTCTTATCCTATAAATCTTTACTTACTACATAATCTGGTTTAAATCCCAGATGTTTAATTTTTCTAAGCCATCCTTTACGACCGCTACCTGTTATCTTATTTATGCCAACTTCTCTTGCATAATTTTCAATGTATTTAAACATTTCTTCTAGCTCTTCGTATTTGCCACCAACACAAAGTATGTGCATAATTTTTTTCTTAGAAAAAAAAGCAAATTCAGTTACTATGGCTGATTCTTTACCTGGCCATAATAAAGCTATTCCATTTCTTATTTTATCCTCTACATCATCAATTGTATAGGAATCTTGATGTTTTACAGCCTTTGCTATATAAGGCTTACACCTTTCCCATTCAACTTCCCAAGGTTCTTGTACAACCTCTGGGTGTAATTCAACTACTGTATTAGTCGCCTTTTCCATACTCAACAATACTTGCATAAACAGTTAAATTACCAGCACGATCTGCTTGTATCTTCACAACATCGCCTTGATGTAAGAACATACTTCTGGTTAAAAGCTCCTCTGTATCATAAGCAGCAATATTATATTCTTTAAATATAGTGTAAGTAGTACCTGCATTATCTACTGTAAAGGTAATCTTAGTTTGCTGATTATCATGGTCACATACCAAGATAGATTCAATTACAGCACAAGTAAAATCATCGCCACTTGGAGCTGTGTAAAATGTTGTTAAGTCTGTAGTTGTAAGTATGCTATGTGCTACTTCTATTCGTTGTATATATTGTCTTTGTGAGGATAGATCCATTATCTTCTACCTCTTTGTTTTAAGTTCAGTCTTATATTACCAACTTGGAAATCTTGTGTTGTGCCACCTGTTACAGTCATCTGTACTTGTCTTGCTGTAAACCTAGCATCGGTATACCCATCATTCTCAAAGGTAAAACTACCAAAGTCTGTTGTTGGTCCTAACGGAGTAAACTTACCTTTAAAACTTATTGTTACACCTGGTAATGTGTTTGCTTCTTCATCTGGAATAATCTGGTTACATTGCACATAGTTATCGCCATTACCTAATTCTATTGGACCGCTTGTACAAAATGGTACATCACTATTTAGGTTTGGCGAGTTAGATAATGTTGTTGATTCGTGTTCGTATATAAAACCAAGTGAGTCACCAGCTATAGGATAATCAAACGCGCCTTGGTCAATCCAACAACCTCTATCCATTGTTCCTACAGACCAGGTGTTTGCTAAATAGTTCCAAATAACATATTTGTTTGGTATATATACACCATCGCCACTTGGGAAACCCCACCATATTTCGTTGAAGTTAGAGTTATGTCCACCCCAGCATGACTTTCTTCCTGGTACATTTAGCTGGTCATATACATAATCATGCACATCACATGGTATTTCACGCACAACGCCATCATAAACAAAGAAAGAGTTTTCGCCCATCCACGCTAGGAAGTTACCAGTTTGTACTACTGATCTTCTGCTGACTGCTTTACAGTTTGCACCTGCTGCGGTTATACCATAAACAAAAGGAGAGCCTACATAGCTCATTCTATCTATACCAGTATCACTAAAGATAATGACATCGTTTTGGTATTTAACTGCTAGTAATGCTCTACCGCCTGTAGGTATTTGTACATCACCTGCTGTATTGGTAGCTTTAGATGTCCAAGTGTTTCTATCTTCTCTATCACTCCAAGATATCTTTCTAGGATCTCCACCAGAACCAATAGCAAC